AGCAATGCAAACAGCTTCGATTTCACCATGGTCGCCGCGATGGATATAAACGGGCTTGCAATCAGCGGCATATATCTGGCCCGGATTATCCCCGCCGCGATAGAAACGGCGTTCCCGGATCATTGAACGCAATTGCTGGAACCCCTTGGCGCGGAGCACGATTACCGCGCTTTGGGTTGCCCCATAGCTGCTTTCTGAAAGGCGGTATTGATCGTGGCAAGCTGCGTTCACTAGGCGTGTTGTCTCTTGCTTTGTGACGTTCAACAGGTTGTCGATGAACGCAACGCTCACGGTCATCATTTCAGGGTTAGCTGTCGTCATGGTTTCAGTCTCCAAGTTCACCACGGTATTGTGGGCCTATGCCGTTGCGCGTTTAAACACGCAACGGCATAAGTTCACAATTAACGCTTCACTTTCATGCTGTCCGCATTCATGAAACGGGCAATTGCCAGAATTGCAGAGTTGCGCGTTGCATATTCCGCAATGGCGTCTGACTGGAACTTGCCATAAACCCACCACGTTGTGACGTGACGCGTCAAGTTGCGCACCTCTACCAGCTTGTAATCGCCAATGATGCTGTATTCCAGATTATACGTTGTCATGATGTGTTCTCCAAGTTGCGAGTTAACGTGTACCAGAAAAATGCCGCGTGGTCAATTCGACCACGCGGCAATGGGTTCTCTATTTACACTCGAATGCGGTACCGCAAGGATTGTGCGTGGCGTCAAACGTGGTGCTGGCAACGCGCACCTTCTGGCCACAGCCGCATTCCCAAAGCCGCAAGCGCGATCCGCTTCCCTTGCCACGTGACTTGCCACCCCGCGTTCCAACGCCAGCACCGCAAGGCTTCAGCGTCCCAAGGAAGCCCAATAGACCAGCCATACCCCCTAGCGCCGACACGGGCGCGCCCTCCGAAGGCAATGCCACGTTTGCAATCGCTTCCCTGAGGTCAGGACGGAACATTGCATTCGTGTAATTGGTCCCCGCTGCCTTCACTCGCCGCAAGCCTAAACGCTCGCAAGCTGCTTTCCAGAGCGGACCATGACCCGCATCCCATCCCGCTAGCACATGTGCCAGTTCATGAATGGTCGTTCCAGCCAGTTGCGTTGCGCTTTCCTGCCCAAACGCGCACACCTCCACAAATGGCACTGTCTCATTACCTTTTGACCACTTGTTAAAATATGTCACGCCCCGCGTCCCATTAGGTCCACTTCCATAGACCAATTTGCACGCGTCACACTTTGCCTTTTCATCCGCCGCAAGTGTGGCAGTTGCCAACACTGCTACGGTCGAAATAAACATCTCATGTGTCTGTTTGATCTTTGTATTCATTGTCCTATCTCCAAGTTGTCAGGATTGACCACGTGGTTAGAGCACGACTGTTTAAACGCGTCAACCACCCTGTACAAAGGAAAAGCAAAGAAAAAGCACCCTTAGCAATTTTGCTAAATCGATCAACGGGATAAAGCATAGCATTATTGTCAGAAAGTATCGGGCAGTAGAGCATTAGTATGTCGCGTTTTTAGTGCCACTGACATACTTGGAGCGTTAAGTATTCCCAAGTAGAATAGTAGAATAGCAGCAATGCTATACTGCAAAATGCCAGTGTTTCGGACTTTGCTATACTTGGCGGTCCTACCACGCTACCTTCCGGCAGATATTCAGGGCACTAGGGGAATGAAATGGACTAGTGCACTGAATACTGCCTTGATCGGGTTTACTTTTAGCATTTTTGATATCGCCTATGGGGTACCGTGGTCCAAGAGCGCTGGAGCGCTCCAGCGCTCCCGCTATCCGTTTCATCAGTGTAGTGTCGCAACCGTCATTATCTGCATTGCGAGCGCTTGCGTTCATTGCGTGGCATTGCGCCCATGGTTTAAACGCTCACTGCGTTCATGTGCCCCCGCCCGTGCCACGCTATGGAACATCGCATAACGCACAATATGGAACATTGCGCGCAATGCGTTGCATATGGCCACGCATTGCGCGCATTGCGTCGCATGCCCGCCCGTGGTCGAAACGCGCAATTGCCCGCCCGGCCAAGGGGGGAGGGGGTCCGCCCCGACCCCCCTCCCGCTGCTTTCGCTGCCGCTCAAGCACAGGGTTATAATTTTGCAAAAAGTCCAAAATAAAATTTTGCATTTCGCCAAAACGATATCACAGGGGATACGCGCCCGAGTGCCAATTTGGCTAAACGCCAGCATCCCCCTCTACACCCCCAGCGTGGTCATTTCGCCAAAATGCCCGATGTGCGTTTAAACGCGGATGAATAGTCTGTGGATAACGACGGAATAAGGGGGGTTGACAACGTGTACCAGACCTGCTATGATGCTCATGTACGCTCAATGACGAGCGCACGGGCTGTTTGAAAACTTGGAGAGCACTATGGATACGGAAACGACCGAAGGTCGTCCGAGCGGCTATGCACGCGTTAACCTCAGTTGGCCGGAAGGGACGAATGACGGGAGAGATATAATCCCGACGCCGCAAGAGGCATTGGCGGCGGCGAAGCGGCTCTATCGTTTCGCATTCAAGAAACCCTTCCGGGGGAAACTGCAACTGACCAGTGGACGGCGTTATACATGGATCAGGCGCGGGGTGTTTTATGTGAACCCCAACTACATGCGGTGGGATAAACGGAATGGTGGCTGGCATGAACTGGTGCATGATTTCTCGCATTATGCCTGCAACCGGCTTTACCCCAATGGCAAAGGGCATGGGCCACAGCATGCATTCCTTGAGCGGGAAATGGTGGATCATGTCGTCAAGAGCGGGTGGTTGGATGGAAAGCTGAAGTCTAAAGCAAAAGCCAAAACCGCACTTGCGCCGGATGAGAAGGATGCCGCAATGCTGGTCGGGATCGAAGCGGCTCGAAAGCGCTGGATCAGCAAGCAGAAGCGGGCGGCGACGGCATTGCGGAAGTTGAAAGCCCGCGAAGCCTACTACGCAAGAAAACTACAGAAGTAACGTCAATGGCCCCCGTCAATGATGACGGGGGCCGCATCATTGGAGAATGAAAGCAATGCTGCAAGTGGGCGACAGACTGATACGCATAATTCATTCGGCATTCACTGGACGGCTGGTGTCCGTCAGCTATGTCAGAGTGAAGCGGGTGACCAAAGTGTACGCATATGTCAGTTGGGACAAAATTGATCGTGGTGGAACGCTATGGCCGCGTGCGCCATGGAAAGCAAAGCTTGATGGAAGCCCGCAGTTTCGGAAGATGTATGTCCGGGACACTCCGGAGAACAGGGTGGCGTATCCTGAGTATCACCCGCCCGGCTGGTGGAAAGAGCGGGTGATGGCGGCGGGAATGGATACTGATATCGGAGAGGGAGAATTGGATGCAGACTAACGATTAAACGAAAGCCCCCTCTCGCGGCGGACAGCCGGGGAGAGGGGGCTTTAGGTGGTGGGCTTAGTTGGGGTCGTCAAAGGCTGTGCACGGCGGGCCTCTCTGGGAGGAACAGGGCGGGGGATCGTCACATGGCAAAAGCGGCATTGACTTGGAGGGCAACAACGCTTCAGGAGCAACAATGGTGCCTTGCTTCTCTCGTTCAACACCCGCCGCGCACCAGCTTCATATACCCATCATTGCCGGGAACGTCAATCTGGTCTATGGAGTTCATGAACGCGCGGGGTATGCGTTTAAACAGGAGGAATGTTATGGGCAAGGCAACCACGCTCCCCGATGGGGTCAAGAAGTCACAGGTGGTGTTGACCACCTATGATGAGGATACCGACACCACGAAGGTGGTCACCCGCGACGGGAAGAATTACTTCTCCAAGTATGGAAGCAACTGGAGCGAGGAAGACCCCAACGGCGGCGGCCATGCGCCCAAATACGATCCGGCGCAGGAAGAGAACATCGACCCGGAGCAAGAGGGCGAGGGCGAGGAAAACGAGAATGTGGCCGAAGGCCGCGCGCCGGATCAAGACGACGACGATGCACAGGCCGACGCGCAAACCGGGGTGGATGAACCCGAAGCAAAGCCGGTGCCGCCCAAGAGCGAGGCGGAACTGAAAGCGGAAGCTGCGGCAAGCAAAGCGGCCAATGCGCGTACGGCAGCGGCGCAGAAGATCGCAGCGAGCGAGGGCGGTCCTGTCAATGACGAAAACGAATTGCTTAACAGACAGGCGCGGCTGGCGGGCGAAGGCGTCACCAATCAGGCACCTGTGGATGGTGGTCCCGGTGGCACTGCCAAGCGTACCTTGACGAAGCGGGAGATTGAACTGCTGGAGGGCAGCGAGGCGGCGAAGGCGGCGCGACAGGCAGCGCGTCCGGGGATCGACAACGAATTGCCCCCGGAGGGAAGTGAACTACCGGGGAAGCCGAATGAACCGCCGCTTGGCGGATCACTGGCACTCGCGGAGAAAGACGAAGAGATTGCCGCGCTCAAGAGCGAAATCGGAAAACTCAAGCAAGACCTGATGCAGAAGAATGCCATGGTCGCCAAGTATCAGGTTGCCATGCGTGGGAAATTCGAGGGTCCGCCCATGGATGAGAGCGCACCGTCCTACATCGCGCCGTCACCCATGGCAGGGGCCTATCCGCACAACACCAGCGAAATGCCCACCGTGGATGAAATCAACGCCCGCAACGGACAGCCGGAAAGTGCTCCGCGTACCCTGAGCAATTCAAAGCGACGGGATGCGCAAGGCTACCCGATTGCGTCAGAGCAAGCGGAAGCGGAGGAAGCGGAGAAGCGCTGATGCCCATGCTCCTGCTGGCGCTATTGCTGGCGGGCTGTGCGGTTTCACCGTGGACGGTTTCGCCGCTGACATTCAGCAATGCGCCCCCGGCCTTCGTGCCGGGGGTCAACCCGCATGAAATGAGGACCCATATAAGGCTGCCAAGCTGCGGCCAATGTCACCGCTGAAATGCCACATGACGAGAGAAGGATAATGGATCATGGCATATCCGGAAGACTATCCCGACGATCTGACCAAAGCAAAAGCGCAAGGATACCTGCACAAGCATATGCGCGTGTTGGCCGATGGCTTGACCGGAATGCCGGTCTATAATCCCGGCACTGCATTGGGCGCGGACCTGTTGGCTTGGTGGGACGCAAGCCATACCTCAAGGATCATTGGCTCTCCCGGTGTGTCCACATGGCTGGACGCGGTGGCGGGCTATAACTTGGTGCAGGCGACACCCGCCGCACAGCCAGTCTACTCAGCCACCAACTTCGGCGGTGCTCCCGGCCTCATGTTCGACGGGGTGGACGATTTCCTCAATATGGAAAGCGTGCCGTTTCCGACTGGCGCGGCTCCCTCCGAAGTCTGGGGGCTGGTGCAAAACGACATGGATGCGGCGGATACCACGACCCGTAATTTTGTTGGCTATGGTGGTAACGGCGTTTCCGTAAGTACGGGTGTGCGCCGTATCTTCCGTACGGTTACCACTGGCATCAATCGCGCGGGTGCGGGTACGGGCCTTTCCCCCTCAGGCAGCGTAAGCGTCACCAACACGAGTGTTGATTTTTCTCGTCGGCATGTCGTGCGGGTTATATTTGGCGCGACGGAAACCACCACATACGTGGACGGAATACCCGAAGGGCCGACTGCGGCAGTTCCGGGGACTTTGGCCCTCCGCTTTCGTGTTGGTGGATCACTGATTACCATACCCACCCTGTTCTGGCAGGGGCCAATCGCAGCCATACTCGTCACCAATCCCTTGAGCGCAGCCAAAGCGACGGGGTTGCATAACTACCTGATGGCGCGCAGGAAGGTATAAAACCATGGCATACCCGGAAGACTATCCCGACGACCTGACCAAAGCAAAGGCGCAGGGCTATCTGCACAAGCACATGATCGTGCTGGTGGACCCGGTGACGGGCTTGCCCTATCCCGGAGGAATGCCACCAGCGGAAGCCGTGGTTCCCGATCATCCCGGCTTCATTGCCGGTCGCGCCTATCCCATCGTGCGGACAAACACTGCTGCGGCTATCGTGGGCGCGGTCGATACGCTCTATATCACGCCGTTCCGTGTTCCGTTGACACTGACGATAACCGGCATGGGTATAAGGGTGACCACGGCGGGAACGGCATCCAACTGGAAAGGCGGCATCTATCGCAACAATGGCGCGGGCAATCCGACAGGAGTGCCGTTCGCCGTCAACAATACCGGCGTGGTGACGACTGCCATTGCGGATTCAATCTTGCCGCTAACTGCGACACTGACACCGGGTTGGTGGTGGGCCGCTCAGAAGCATAATGGCACGCTGCCACAGACCAACGGTCTGGTGGCGTCAGCTTGGGATATTCCCGCCGCAATGGGCCGCAGCGGCAACACCATGAACGGTACAGTGTTGGGGAAGGCAATAGCGCACGCTTATGCCACGGACCTTCCAACATTGACTGGTGGCGAGGCTTGGGCTGATGTCACCACCAGCGCTGCTATTCCGTTGATCGTACTCACGACATAGGAGTGTGTCATGATCGACTTGGTTGTTTATATCGCAGTCGCAGTGATCCTGTTCGTGCTGGTCTATTGGCTGCTCAAACAGTTCCCGCTGCCGCCACCGTTGGGGCAAATCGTCAACATCGTGCTGGTGGTGATTGCCGTGCTGGTCATTATCGGCATCCTGCTGAGTGTCACCGGGCACGGGCCACCACTGCGGCTGCGCTAGACAAACTCAAGCAATTCGTCTGGAACGTCATCAAGATTGATGACGTTACCGTTGATTGCGTTGACACTGCTTTGGGGCTTGTGTTCCAGAACCTTATACTCAGCGTCAATGATATTGCCCGCGCGTTCAGCCCCGCGTGTCAGAGCATCCACGATAACGCGGTCCATCGTAATGTTATGGGTTACCAGCATCTTGTCACCATATTGCGCGGGACGCTTGCGGGAGAGAAACCACTTGATGTTCTCCGACAGCACGCGTTGGGCTTTCGGATCGTTTGTCCCATAATAGGGGTGGTTATCAATATCGAGAAGCACGTCAGCAAGCGCGTCATGCCCGCGTTGCTCCGCGTCATCAAAGATAGCGATTAATTCTGGCGTGGATTTTACGTAATGCTTAAACGTGGAAACGGTAATCTTCGCCACGTCACAGGCGCGCGTCTGCGAGTATCCTTGACCGATCAAGTCGAGAGCGCGCATAACTCCGGTCAGATAGTCCACGGGGACGCCCATCTGGACCTCGTATGTTCAAACACGGATATAACACCGCTACCACGGGCGTGCATTATAGTCCACAAGCCAACCAACAGCTTGCGGAACAGGTTGCATCCTATTTCGGTGATCCGCTTGGCTTCGTCATGTTCGCCTATCCTTGGGGCGAGCCGACGACACATGATGGCGGTCCCAATCCCCTGAAAGACAAGCGCGGTCCGGAGCCTTGGCAACGCCGGTTGCTGATAAAGCTTGGCGCGCATATCCGTGAGAATGTGGAGCGCAAAAAGCTGGGCCTCGAATTGCTGGTCTGGCGATCCGCGCGAGTGTCGGGGCATGGCGTAGGCAAGTCCGCACTTGTAGCGTGGTTGAACCACTTCATGATGGCGACCCGTCCCGACACTCGTGGCGTGGTGACCGCTAATACCGCTGCACAGTTAGCGTCCAAGACGTGGCCGGAATTGGCCAAGTGGCATAGGCTGTTTATCTGCAAGCATTGGTTTCAGTGGGAAGCGACCAAATACTATTTTGCTCAGTACCCGGAGGAACAGCAAAAGAACTATATGATCGAAGCGATTACCGTATCCGAAAGGAATACGGAAGCATTCGCCGGTCTGCATAATGAAGGCAAAACGGTCGTCATCATATTTGATGAAGCGTCCGGTATCGACAGCAAGATATGGGAAGTGGCCGAAGGCGCGTTGACGGACGGCGAAGCCTTCTTCTTTGTCTTCGGAAACCCGACAATACCAACCGGAGACTTTGCCGACTGCTTCGATAAGAATAAGAGATTTTATGATTGCGAAAGCGTGGATAGCCGCGAGGTATCGTTTGCGAATAAGCAAGCCTTGCAGGAAATGATTGAGAAGTGGGGAGGTGTCGATACGGACGAAGTGAAGGTCCGTGTGCTCGGGCAATTCCCCAATCAAGCGTTTAACGGCTTCATGAGCAAAGGGGTGGTGGAGCAAGCGCAACAGCGAGAGAATTATGGCGACCCCGGTGCTGCGTTGATATTGGCAATCGACGTTGCGCGCTTCGGTGTTGATGAAACCGTGTTCCTCTGGCGGCAGGGACGCGATGCAAAATCAAGACCCTTCTTGACGTTCAAGGGGTTAACGACTGTCCGCATTGCGCAGATTGCGATGGACCTTTGCAACAAGGAAATGCCGGATGCAATCATAATTGAAAGCACTGGCGTGGGCGCGGGTGTTATTGATATCCTGCGTGACCGGGGTTATCGCGTCATTGAAATACATCCGGGTGCGCCAGCAAATGAAAATGAACACTATTATAACAGGCGCGCAGAGCTATGGGCGCGGTGTCGCGACTGGATTATTGATGAGGGTTGCATAACTGATGACCCTGTTCTGTTTGAACAGTTGACGACAATCCTCTATTCCTTTGACCGGCATGAGCAACGGATCAAGCTGGAAGGTAAGGACGACTACCAAAAGCGCACTGGCTTGTCATCGACGGATCGCGCTGATACCCTAGTGCTGACGTTTGGCGTCACGTTGCCGCGACGGGACCGAAATTTGACCGCGCGTCATGCTATGCGCTCGCAAGTGATCCAAGAATACGATCCAGTAACCTATTGAGGGGAACACCTATGGCCGGTCTGTTTGGAAGTCCGACGCCCCCGCCCATGCCAAAGGTGACGCCCGCGCCGCCACCACCCTCCCGCACGTCTCAGGAAATCCAGAATGCAGCGACCGCGCAGCGGTCGCGTTTCTGGGGCAGTCAAGGCGGGCGCGCAATGACCGATCTATCCGGGGGTGATAGTGAAAGCCCCAGCGTGGTGTCCCGGTTGCTTGGCAATGTCGGACGATAAACAATGGCCCGCCCAGACGCCCGCGATTATATTACCCTTTATGAGGAAGCGAAGACGATCCGTGCGCCTTATGAGCAAGACTGGCGCATGTGCGCAGCTTATTGTCTTCCCCGGCACTATAGCGCGTGGCAAACCGAAGGTCCGTTTCTTCATACCAATAACCAAGAAGTAAAGCGTTTCGCGTACGACAATACGGGCGTGCGCAGCCTCCCGAAATACACCTCCATCCTCAACCGGATCATGACGCCGCAGAATATGCGGTGGCAAAAACTGGCTGCGACCAACCGGGAACTCATGAAGTCCCATGAGGTGCGGAGCTATTTTGACCGGCTGACGGACGAATTGTTTAAACGACGTTATGCGCCGACTGCCCGTTTTGTACAGGCGCAAGGCGAGACATATGCGAGCATTGGCGTTTATGGCTGCGGTCCCAAAGCTATTACGTGGATGAAGCCTAGTCCCCTTTATCGGGAAGGAGGATTTGCCTATAAGGCGTGGCCACTCAAGGATGTATTTCTGTTGACGAATGACGCGGGGATAGTGACGCACATCTTCCGGCGTTTCTGGCTGAACTTGCGTCAATTCAAAATGAAATTCCCCGGAGAAGACATACCGAAGTCGCTGGAAGGCGAAGCAACCAAACCAATTCCTAGCGAACAGAATATGAATGAGTTTGTGCATATTCTTTGTTACCGGACGGACTATGACGAAAAAGCATTGGACGCAAGACGGCATCCGGTTCTGTCATCCTATATCAGCGTCAAAGATGCGACCTATATCGGCAAGGAAGAAGGCTTCATTAATATGCCGATGGTCACGCCACGCACGTTCACGGAACCGGGTGACGTGTATGGATACTCCCCCGCGCAACAGGCGTTGCCAGCGCTTGGCGGCGTTTCCGCCATGAAGAA